AGCCTTACTTTTCAATGAACCCTTAATTTTGATGAACTTTTGTTCGTCATTGGACCATATTCTTATTGGTTTTGGTAATCGTTTAGGGTGTAATTCAAAAACATAATCACCATCCTGTCCAGTACGTAATTGAGCATGAACTGATTCAATAAATGGCCCTTGTGTAAATTCCCCTTTTTTTGATTGGTCTTTTGTTCCTATTGCATAAGCAATTAAATCAGCATCGTCAGCATCATTAATGAGTTCATCTATACTGTAATTGGGTAAAGGACCAATCCACGCAAGAACAACATAATCAGGTCTACACCATTTGTTATCTTTAAACTCTTTTATTTGCATAGGGGCTATAGGAATTGTTGACCAAGCTGAAATTTCTTCTTTCTTTGGTTGAATCCAACAAAGATAGTTTCCATTTAGAGTTGGCTTGCCGAAACGAACATATTTCTTTAATATTTCCCCCGGTATTTTCATTTTGGCATTTTCACTCCTTCCGATGTAGCATAATTAACTGCATCTTGTATCCAGTTTTTTAAATCAGTATGTCTTTTTTCAAATTGGTCTTTAGGTCCATAATACCATCCTGTTTTATCTCTACTTTCTATATACGAAAGAAGTTGTTTTAAATGAGCTGGACGGATACCTTTTAAGTCTAATGATTCAAATATAACAGCCATTAGAACTTTCTCCTATCAAGTTTTAATGATTCTTCAATCTTATTCCAACATTTCTGTGTACTTTCAAATAGTTTAATTTTTAGATTCTCTTTCCTTTCAATTCTTTTAATCATTTCCGGTTTAGTTTTTTCAATACTTAATTCAGGAGCAACAATAGTTTGTTTTTTCTTTTTCCAGTACCCATTTTTTAAAAGGAAATCAATACATGATCCTATGTCATCTATTCCATAATCATAATAAATAACAAAATCAGGTTCTCTTCTTTTTCCAGTGTATTTATTTTTACCAAACTTAACTCTTGTGTTTACCCCTATTTCAAACTTGTTTCCATTTACAACTTTTTTAATACTTCCTATGTAAGTAACCCAAGACTCTATACTACTAAAAAATTTAAGTGCTTTTCCTCCCGCCCTGTACTTAGTTTGAAACCCCATTCCACTAAGATTATCTCTTGTTTGGGATATAATATTAAGTACAGATTTTGTTTTAGCTAATTCATTTGTAATTTCTCTAAACATTCTTGATGCTGTTTTTTGTTTAGTTGCTTGATATGATCCTTTTGTTTTTTCCCCTTTCTTTCTTTTTTCACGGTTATCTTTAGACTTTTCTTTTTCATCTTCAGAATCAATAGCATCAAAGGAGTCTTGTAAATAAATAAATGGCCTACCATCTTCAATAGCATTCCAAATATTTATTTCAAATTCCTCTATAGTGGTACTGAACTTGGTACTATCATCTGGATCTGGTCCTTCAAGGACATCAACAAACTCTTGACCAAATAACTTAACCATATTAAATGAGTTAGCGTATTCTGAATCATCATATATAAGCCTATATTGAGAAAGGTCTGGCATAGGATAATCTTTCCATCTTCCACTTTTACCCATATAAAACGCTTCAGCTAATCCACTCAATCCAAGGAAAGATTTACCCGATCCAGAATCACCAACTGTATTGACCATTGTACCGGCTTTATATCCCCCGTACCAGCGATCAGAACAGGCCAAATTCATCATTATAGATCCACTTGGTATCCATAGCCCAGGTTGTTCTTTTTCTTTCTTAGAAGCCCGTCTTTTTTGTTTCCTTAAAGACTTAGCAGACTTTTCAGACCTTGTGAATTTAGAATCTTTCTTTTTTCGTTTTATCATGCCGTCTCCTAAAACTGAGCCTGTTCAATGTAATCCAAAACGTAATTAGCATAGAATTTTGGTATGTGTTTATATAGCTCCTTTTTTAATTGTTTTTTATAAGGTTCCCATAGTTTCTTTTTTCGGTAATGGTATTGTACTCCTTCTTCTATATCGTTAGATTCAACGTACTCGATCCAGTAATCAAGATGTTTTTTACAAATCCCTTCCATCATTTGTTTCTCTGTAGGAAATTCTTTGGATTTGTTTTGCACTAATTCAGTAATCAAGTCGGTCTTGCTTATCCCTGTATAAACGCAAAAGAGAGAAGCAAGATCGACAAGTTTTCTATCAAGGTATCCACCCATCAATTTATGTTTAGCATGAAAGGTATCCCCGAAAGGTTTTTTGTTTTTAGAAGCATGAGGAAATAACATCCCTATGTCTTCTTTCTTGTCGATCTTGCGCCTCATTTAGTCCTCGTTCTCAAATGCTTCTAAGCATTGTTCATACAGTTCACATTCTTCATCATCACATTCTTCGTGATCTTCAAACTCTACCCCGAATTGGTACGCAAAAGGACACTTTAATGCTTTTTTCATACTCTTTGATTTCCCTTTTTGTTTTTCCTTTCTTTCTTTCTTTGTACTCACTTTACTCGCTTTATCCTTTTTACCTTTTTTCTTTTTGGTTTTGATGGGTTTCTTAATACCAAGTTCTTCCGCAATAAAATCCCTTAGTTCATCTTCATCAGCATCCTCCGCTTCATCTTCGTCAATATCAAGTTCTTCGTGTTCAATAACTTCAAGGAGTTCATCATGATCCATTTCAAGGAGATCATCCCAAGTGATATCATAATCAGGATCATCGTCTCCGTCATCATCAGGTTCTTCCGGTTCATCTTTTTTGGTTCGTTTCTTTTTTGCTTTCTTATCCTTTGGTTCATCTGATTCGTCATCGTCATCTTCTGGATCAGCACCGTAAAACAACTTTTCCATCTTTTCAGAAGTCGGCCAAGTAATCAAATCATCAAGACAAGGGACTTCATCAAGAATGGATTCATCGTAATCCTCTTTTCTTTCAATGAAGTTTACTTTAGTCGCTTTAGCGAATTTGATTTTACCAAATGAATCCTCTTTAAAACGGACTTCAATAGAATATCCATCTACGAGACAGGCAAAGTCTTCGTATTCCTCTGGCAAATCATCCAGTTCTTCCTCAAGGATTTCCATAAAACAATAATCAGAAATATCCATAATCATGATATTTCCTTTTTCCGGTCCTTTCAGCATTTTGATTGCAAAAAGTGTCCTGGCACTGGAGTTCAAGGGTTTTGCTTCGTCATCATCTCTATCAGGGTCATTGTATATTTCAGACCTTTCATCACACATACAACAAGCCCGTCCTACACTTTTAGGACAAACAACCAACAAATCGTTTGGTCCTACATTCTTATGGAGTCTGAAAGGCAAACACCAAAACAATCCATCTTCATTGATTGCTTCGGAGGCGGGGTGCAATTCAGGATTCTTTACAACATAAGGCAAAATATCAAATGTATATTTTTTACCTCCTTTAGGTTTAAAAAACTCAATTCCATCAGGAAGTGCATTCAGATAATTTGATCCACCTGAGCTTTTATTCTTTCTCCATTCTCTGCTTTTTTTACCGAAACGTGCTTTCTTAGATGCTTTCTTTCTTGCCATGTTTAAACTCCCTCTAGTGTAATAGTTTCATCTAAATTCATACTGGACCAACCTAAACTTTTAATCTGTTTTCCATTAGCTGTTTTTGCAAAATCAACCCATTTGGTATGCCCTGTCTGTGCTGCTTTTTTATTAGTGTATCTTTCAACGGGATGAACCCCATTTTTATCCAACAAAGCAGTTTCATATCCTTCATCGGAAGTAAAGGCTGTTGAAACCCCTATTCCCCCATTTTCTTCTCGTTCTACCCTGTTGATTTTTCTTGTTTCATAAGTTCCAATGTCTTGAATGAAATCAATAAAACTCATTTTTCTTCCTTAAAATTTTGTTGATTTTTCATTAGGATTATTCCAACCCCTAAACCAAAAAGATCCCAACATATTACTTTGTCTCTTAGTAGGGAATCTTTCTTTGTATTTATTTTTCATTTCTTTATTTCTTATTTTTTGTGTTTTTTCAATAAAACTAATTAAAGTGTCTATTTCTTTTCTATCTATTTGCCCTTGTCTAAATGCAGATACTTCCCTTTGTCTGGATTTGCTCATTTGGACCTCCTTTTCAATTTTTTGCCTATCCTTTTGTTTCTTTTGTTGTTTGCATCCCACTCCCTTCTTTCTTTTTGTAAATTCCTTGGAATCCTTGGTCCAGCAAAATATTCTTCACTGAATAAACGTACAAGGTTCTCCAACATTTTTGTTCTGGTAAAATGAATTGCGTCTTTCATGTCACTTAAAACATTGTACCTGTCCTCCTTTTCAATAAAGTCTTCTTTTGCACTTTTGTAATTTTTATGTGTCCTGTAATACGATTCTACTTGAGCTGCTGTAGGGGGTTTGCCATCATCCCGCCCTATTGTTTTTTCAGGGTCATCGAAACAATCCCTTGTTAATTCGGAGCGCATCGTCTTAACTTCTTCTGATGCCCAATCTCTATCCTTTCGTGCTTCTGACACAGCTTTAATATATTTAGCCTCTAAATCAACTTGATTCAGGAGTTCTACATCTAAAGCCCCTTCATCAATTTTCATATCCTTTGCAAAATCTATTTTATTCATCATATTTCCTTTCATCTATTACCATGCCTCTTTTTCCAAAATAGGTTTTAGTACATAATCCCAAAGCTGAATCATCTTTTTCTGTGTATATATGGGAATCATCAAACAGCGGACACCAGTCTCCGCAGTCCCCATAATCAGAATCGTATGGACAAATTTGTTGCTTCCATTCTCCCGCCCGCTCAATTTCTAATACCCCGATCTTGGTTATTTTGAATTTCATTTAATAAACTTCCTTTCATCTTTTTTGTTTTGGGTATATTTAGAACAATTTACAATTTGACAGTCCGTATTTATTGGATCAAATATTTCACATTCTGGCCCTACACAATAAGAGTTTTCATCTAATGAACACGCCATTTTATTCACCCCCTTAATTTATTTAATAAATCAGTTCCACCAATTCTTTCTGATCGTAGCCAGTTCTGTTTCACCGCATTTACCCAAGTCTCTGTGCTAATCCCAGTATTGTCCGCACTCATTTTCAAAACCCACATAGGCGTAATTATCCATGAATAATCATCTGGGGCCTCCAGTTTTGACAAAGATAGATTTAATTCTTCCGCATCTTTTCGGGAATGCCCTGCTATAAAATCAAATGCCTTTTGTCCAAATAACTTCTTCCCAATTCGAGCGCCAAGTATACTGTGTCCTTTATTTGATTTATTAGAAATGTGATCCATTCCAAAGTAACCGATATCATGGATAAAAATACAAATTATTTGCCAGACTTCCGGCCACCTCTTGTATAATTTATACCAAGCTACCAAAACAAAAAGGGAATGAATTATAGAATGTGACCCAAACAAAATAGACTTAGTTCCTTCTGTCATCAATATACCTCCAATCCTTGGGTTATGGCATAGCAACAAAATACTATACCTGAAAAGCCAGAATCATATGTACTTTTGTCGTAAAACCAGCTCATACAAAATCCGGGGTCATTTTGGAACTTAAAACCCCATCCATCCATTAAAGCTGAACTCATCATACCAAGTATAGCCCTACGAATAGTTTCTGGTTGTTCCTTTTTTAGTTTCTTTAATTCAGCACTTATTTTTTTCCAAGGACTCTTTTTTAATAAAAGATAACAAAGCTCTTTTACTTGTCCTTCTTCTATTATTGTTTCTCTTGCTGCATTAAGCATTTGTTCTTCGTCTTCAAGAACAATTACTTTTTCTAAAATGGTTAATGCTTTCCTTGGTCTTCCTTGAGCTGATTGTATTATTTCATCTATCACCTCCTGTTTAAGTATTTTCTTTTCTTTTTTAAGAGTACGGACTAAAAGTTTATCCATTTCATCATCGTCTAATGTACTCAAATGAAATGACGTACACCTACTC